GAAAGACCTACAGCGCTTTGTCGCTGGTGTTCTTCGTTACTGCCCTGACCATCTTAACGAAAATCGCTTGGGCGCGTTGGTCAGCTTTGCATTCAATGTTGGGCTAGGCACCCTTCAGAGATCGACCCTGCGGCAGAAGCACAACCGGGGTGACTTCGAGGGCGCGAAGCAGGAATTCCTGAAGTTCACTAAGGGCGGCGGCAAGGTCTTGCCGGGTCTGGTGAAGCGTCGGAACGATGAGATAGCGCTCTATTTTGCGGAGCCGAAATGAACCCGTACCTGATCCTCGGTGGTGTTCTAGCCATTGGCTTGGCGGCTGGGGGCGGGTATTATTCAGGTAGAAACAGTGGCATGGCAGAGGTGCAACAGGCGTGGGATAAAGAGAAGACTGCCCAGTATGCCGAATACGCAAAAAATCAAGCAGCCGCGCGGCAACGCGAGCAAGAAATGCAAATTTCTGCTGACAAGTTGAGGAAGGAAAAAGACCATGAAATCAAAGAGCTTAACGCTCGCACTGCCGCTCTTGCTAACAGCCTGCGCGACCGCCAAAGTCGCACCGCCGCCAGCCCAAGTTCCGTGCCCAGTGCCGCCAGCGTTGGACCAACAGCCTGTACCGGAAAAGAGCTTTACCGAGAGGATGGCGAATTTCTTGTCCGGCTCGCTAGAGAAGCCGACGAAATCAGAGCCGCCCTCAAGCAATGCTACGCCCAATACCAAGCAATAAAATGACGCAAAACTTGATGAATGCGCACTAATATGAATTGCCTAAAAGTGCTTTCCCGAGACATAATCTTGAAAAGGTGCATGCTGAACCAGCGGCAAAACCGATGGAGCGCGTATGAGCTATAGCATGACCTATGACAGCTTGCTGCAGGATGTGCGGCGTTATTTGGAACGCGGCTTCACTGCGGAATCTGACGCCATTGTCTACGAGCAGTTGCCTCGCCTGATTACTTTGGGTGAGCGTCGCATCGCGCGCGAACTCAAGATCGAAGGTTTCATCCGTGCGGTGCAAACGCCGCTGCAAGTAGGGGTGGCCGTTTATCTCAAGCCAGATCGTTGGCGCGATACCGTAAGTATGACGGTTGACAATGCGCCGGTGTTTGCACGCTCATACGAATACATCCGCAATTATTGGCCCGACGAATCGCAAACCGGCACGCCTGAGTATTATGCAGACTACGATTACCAACATTGGATAATCGCCCCAACGCCTGCTACTGCGCAAACGTGGGAAATCTTGTACTACGAGCAGCCTGCATTCTTGGGCGAAGATTTCCAAACCAACTGGCTCACCGAATATGCGCCGGACTTGTTGCTTTATGCAACGCTCTTAGAGGCCGCGCCGTTCCTCAAAAAAGACGAGCGCATTCAAACGTGGCAAGCCATGTATGACCGGGCGGCGCAAGCTCTGAGCGGCGAAGACTTGAAGCGCATCATGGACCGCACCGCGAACAGGAGTGAAGCGTAATGACCATTTATACCGATGTTTTCGGCGGCGCGAACATCTATCCGAGCGAGATAAGTTACAGCTCGCTCACACTGACCGCCAGCGTTTATCTCTCTTGGCCAGAGGAAACTTCCACCAATCAAAATCTTGCGACAAGAATTATAGATGTCACTGCCAGCGCAGGATTGAGCATCTATTTGCCCGACGCCAGCAAGTCGGGCACAGGCAACACAATCCTTTTCAACAATGTCGGCGGCAACACCGTCACAGTTCGGAACTCAACCGGCACACAAGTTGTCACCGTCGGTTCAGGCGAGTTGTGGCAAGTTTACCTCACCAACAACACGACAGCCGCAGGAACTTGGCAAGCGTTGCAATATGGCGCAGCGGTCAGCCAAACTAATGCGAGCTCGCTGGCTGGCACAGGCATTGTCGCTGTTGGTACGTTGTTGAGTCAGTCTGTTCCTGTTACTTCATTCAACGCGAACTACACCGCAGGCGTCAACGACCGCGCCAAGATGTTCAACTGGACAGGTGCAGGTGGCACACTCACGTTGCCTGACGCCACGGCTGTTGGAAACAACTGGTTCGTTTATTTGCGCAACAGCGGCTCAGGCGCGATACTCGCTGATCCGCCAGGATTGATCACGATCAATGGCGCTGTCTCGTTGAGTTTCCAACCCGGCGACAGCGCAATCATCGCGTCAGATGGAACAGACTTCTACACGATTGGTTTTGGTCAGTCTGCTACGTTCGCGTTCGATTACACGGTTATTGACATTGCCGGCACAGGAACTTACACGCTGGTTGGTTCTGAGTTGAATCGAATCGCTTATCGGTTCACTGGTGCGTTGACTAACAACCGCACCGTGGTCGTTCCAGCCACAGTGCAGCAGTATTGGGTAGACAACCAAACGACCGGCGCATACACGCTCACGATAGATCCTTCAGGGCCGGGCACAGGGTTCAACGTAGGGCAAGGTGAGCGCGTCATCCTTTATTGCGACGGAACAGACGTGCTCAATGCCACGACACAAGGCATTTCTGTGCCGTTGACGATTGCAGAGGGCGGCACAGGGGCAACAACCGCCAGCGGTGCGCGCATCAATTTGGGCGGCAGCTCCACAGGCATCGCGCTGTTCACGGCAGTCGACCAAGCCGCTGCGTGGGCGGCGTTGGGCGTGGCTCCGGCAGGCGTGGTAGACGGCGGGACATTCTGATGCCTGAACAAACAATCATCCTGCGCTCTCAACCCGGCATAAAGCGGGATGGGACAAAGTATGAGGGCGACTTCTACGTCGACGGGCAATGGGTTCGTTGGCAGCGGGGGTTGCCGCGCAAGATGGGCGGCTATCGTTCGACACAGAAATTCCTCACGGAGATAAGTCGTGGGTTGTCGAACTTCACGCAGCAAGGATTTGTTTATTGTCATTCCGGCGGCGCAAGCACACTTGAGCGATTCACGATTGACGGCAGCCTCAACAGCTCCATCATTAGTGACAGAACGCCTGTGGCTGTCGCTTCTTCTTGCACCGTCACATTGACGGGCGGCGCGGCTGGTTCTGTAGACGACATCACAATTGATGCCGTTTCAATCATGACTGGCGCGGTCGCATTCAACACAAACTTGTCTACGACAGCCGCTGACGTCGTTACCGACATCAATGTCGGCACAGGTACGCATGGTTATACCGCGTCTAACGTCGGCGCTGTGATCACGATTGAATCAGACGTCACTGAAGGATCTAACCCGAACGGCTACGAAGTAATCGTCACCACCACGACGATCACCGCTACCAACACCGACATGGCGGGTGGTTCGTTCGCGCTGCAAAGCTCTGCTGAAAACTTGTGGATGTTTGATTATCAGTACGAATCCTCAAGCAATCAAAATTACATCCTCGCTCATGTCGCGCCGAATTCAGAATGCATTTGCAACGATACCGGCGGCCAGATATTTTTCGGTGACGTGCTCGGAACCGCGCCACTGACCAGCATCTCGTTGCCGCCAGACGCGAACGTCACCGGCGGCATTGTTTCCTTGCACCCTTATTTGTTTTATTACGGCACCGACGGCATCATCGGGTGGTCTAAGGCGGGTGAGCCGACCAACCTGACAGACCTCGCAGGTGGCGCAGGCATTGCGCGTCCTTGGGGCCAAAAAATCATCAAAGGGTTGCCGCTGCGAGCAGGCTCCGGCAGCGCTCCTGCCGGCATCTTTTGGGCGTACGACGCGGTCATCCGTGCAACTTTCACGGGCGGCGCAACTGTTTTCCAGTTTGACGTCATTGCTACCGAAACCTCAATCATCTCGCCGCAGTGCGTGGTGGATTACGACGGCGTGTTTTTCTGGTGCGGCGTCGACCGTTTCTTGATGTTCAATGGTGTGGTGCGAGAGGTTCCCAACCAGATGAACCTCAATTACTTTTTCGACGGCATAAACCAAAACCAAAAGAACAAAGTATTTGCATTCAAAGTGCCGCGCTATGGTGAAATTTGGTGGTGTTATCCACGCGGCGACGCTACCGAATGCACTCACGCTGTGATTTACAATGTGCGCGAGAACACTTGGTATGACACCGAGCTGCCTAATTTCGGGCGGTCTGCAGGTCAGTTCAGCAATGCGTTCGCCGCGCCTATCCTCGCAGGCGTCGTGGACGACGGCGATGGGTACAAAGTTTGGATTCAAGAACAGCTTACCGACGAATACGACGGCTCCAACATACGACCGATCCAGTCGTATTTTGAGACAGCCGACTTGTCGTCGTTGCCGCAAGGTCGCAACGAATACTTGCGCATCGTCGCAATCGAACCAGACTTTGTGCAAAATGGCCCGATGACGGTGAAGATCACTGGCCGCGCCAACGCTCGCGCGCCAGAAGTTTTCAGCACAGACTTTGAGTTCCCTGCCAGCGCTGCGGCTGACAAACCTTACGAGCAGATCGTCATGCTCAAAGAACAGCGCCGTGAATTGCGTGTGCGGTTCGAGAGCAATGCGGTTTATGGAGACTACCAAATGGGCCAGATCATTGGTCATTTGGACACTGGCGACAGGACGGTTCTCGGATGAGTTTGCCACATGTTACCTTGCCGCGTTATATGGGGTTGGTGGACTGGGCCAATCAGGTTTCTTTGGATTTGGATCCTTATGGTGCGTTCGGGCGGCTGGATTCGCCCGACAACTGGCAAAATTGGGCGATGCAATTTTTGAACAACACATCGTTGGGTAGAAACTTCCCTAACCCTTACGACTTCCAGGATTGGGAGGAGTGGGCTGACCGGTTTGTGCAAACGCTGTCATGAGGTATATAGGCTTTTATCGTGAAGATGAAGCAGAAACTTGGGCAAGAGAGAAAATGGATTTGCCGGCAGCACCGGGATTTTATCGTGCTGCAGCGGCAGTTGATGAGAACGACGAATTTGTTTGTGTGATTGTGATGACGAATTTTTCGCCGCGCAATGTTGACTTCAATGTGGTCATTGAAAAACGCAAGGTTAGGCCAAAAGCCATGAGGGCCATGTTCACTGAAGCGTTCGGTTTTGTGTTCGACCGTTTGGGCACAGCGAGGATTACTGGTTTGATTCCTAGCAAAAACGAACAATCTTGCAAACTCGCTGAACATTTTGGTTTCAAATTAGAAGGCGTCATGCGCGCCGCGTTGGACGAAGACGACTTGAACATTTATGGTTTTTTGGCTGAAGAATATCGCTCACATGCTTGGCATAGAGGATGAAAATGGACGTACGCGCAATAGTAGAACTCGTCAAACAAACGCCTGAAGTCCAGCGCGCAGTCGACATCATTGAAGCGCAGCTTGAGCGCGCGCCAATCATGCCGGAGGATCTGGACGAAATAATCGGCATGCTGGAAGCCGTCGTTCAAGACCCGAATCGTTACCCGGAAGTGCGCGCGGCGGCGGTGAAAGACGGCGTCATCAGCGAGCAAGACGCGCCGCAAGAATACGATCCGACATTCGTGTTGGCTGTGTTGGTGGCACTTTATGGTTACCGTGAGCGGCTCTCGACCAAAGGGTATGCGCGCGGCGGGTTGAAGGTTGCTGGCAGACAGCTTGCCGCAGCAGGGCGCGGCGGCGACTCAATGCTCGCCCACATCAACCCGCGTGAAGCGGAAATGTTGCGTCGCATGGGCGGCTCAGGCACCGTCAACCCGAACACCGGCTTGCGTGAATATAAAAGCGGCAAAGGGCTGCTCGGCGCTCTTTTGCCGATTGCATTGAACTTCATCGCGCCGGGGCTAGGCGGCATCATTGGAACTGCATTGGGTGCGACAGGCACTGCCGCGACGATGTTGGGCAGTGCGGTGATTGGTGGTGTCAGTTCAGCGCTCACTGGTGGCGACCCATTGAAGGGCGCGCTCATGGGTGGCTTGGGCGGCGGTTTGAGCGGTGCTGTCGGTAGCGCCGCGAGCAATACATTGAAGTTGGGTTTAGGGGAAACAGGACAAGCTCTGCTTGGCGGCGCACTGGTGGGCGGCACGGCTGGCGCGCTGACGGGTGACGGCTTTGTCCAAGGCGCTCTGCAAGGCGCGGCGGGTTCTGGCCTCAGCAAACTCGCAGGCGGTTTCAGTGGCCCTTCAGCCTTCGAAAAGGGCATCAGCCAAGCCGGTCAAACAATGGGTCAAGCATTGACCGCAGGATTCGACCCGAAGACAGCAGCCATCACTGGCGGTTTGTCTGGGTTGGCGAGCGGCGTTCAAACTAAACTTCAATCAATGAAGCCGTCTGACAACGTCGTCGCGAATTTGAAAGCGCCGGGCGGTGGTTCATCAGGTCAACTGACTTCACTACAGCGCGACTTAACTGGCCGGTTTTATGACGCTCAACCGGGCTCGCAGCCATCTTTGACAGGGGCGACAGACTTAAATCGTTTTGGATCAACGTCTGATTACAGCGCATTAACACGGCCCGGCGGCTTAAAAGTCAACGCAGGCGATTTAGACGAACTTTTAGTTCCTTCGGGCTCAGATGCTGCGTTTTCAGGTGTTGGTAAATTGCGGGGTCTGCAACCTACGCCAACCGGCACAGAAAGCGCGATCCCGAGCGGCACAGAAAGCGCTTTGCCGGGCTTGAATTTGAAGACCGCAGGAACATTGGCCTTGTTGAGCAGCTTAAAATCTAGCCGCCCACCGGAAGTCAATGCCGCGATAGAAAAGATGTCTCCAGCGCAACAAGAATATTTCAACCGTCCGAGCATCAAGTGGGATTGGAACAAGTTGCAATCTGACGCCAACGCACAACAAATGTCGTTGAGCCAATACATGTCGACTTATTGGCCACAAATCGCTGCTGGCACTTACAGCATTGAGCCTGCCGCGATGGCCATGGGCGGCGTGTACGCGATGGGCGGTGGGCCACTGGGTGCTGTGGCGCGGCTCGTACGCGGGGGCGGCTCTGGCCGTGACGACACAATCAATGCACGGCTCTCAGACGGCGAATACGTGATGGATGCAGAGACCGTCGCGATGCTTGGAGACGGATCAGCTGACGAAGGCGCTCGCAGGTTAGACGGCATGCGCGCTCAACTGCGCAAACACAAAGGGAAAACATTGGCGCGCGGCAAGTTCAGCCCCAACGCCAAGAGCCCACTCGCATACATGAAAGGAGCCGCATAATGGCTAGCTTGTTCCAAGGTGACCCACAAAAGGCCACCAGCTATACGACGTCCACGAGCGAGACGCCCAAATGGATGCAAGATGCGATTTACAACCAAATTCAGGTTGCCCAAAACATCGCCAATCGTCCTTTCATGGAATACGACCTGCCGCGTACTGCGGAGCTGTCGCCGCTGCAACAACAAGCGTACAAAAATGTCGTCGGAAATCAAGGTTTTTATCAACAAGATCTCGACAAAGCGCAAGCCGGAATGTATGGCTTTTCTGAGAAAGGTACAGCAGATCAGCTTGGCCAACAACAAGGTCAATATTTGTATGACCCAAGCAAAGTTCAAGGAATGCTCGGTCAAGGAATTGGTTATTTTGACAAAGCAGGCGCCACAACAGGCGAAGCGTTAGCCGAACGCGCACTGAAAGCCGCTGACCCATACTTGCAATCAGCCGCTCAAACTTCGGCTCAGAACATCAATCAATACATGTCGCCTTACCAAACAGGCGTTTTGGATGTGATTGCCAAGCAAGGTGCGCGTAACCTGACCGAAAACCTTCTGCCGGGCGTTTCAGACGCTTTTGTCAGAGC